AGCGCTGAGGGAGAACCTAAAACTATACATGTCAATTTAAGTCTTGACGGAGAAACTATTGCTAAAAAGGTAATAGATATAAACAATAAAAATCATACACAAGCAGTACACAATATACAAAGTTCTATTAAGGGGTAAAATATGAGCATATTATCTTTTTTTACCAAGCCTACAGCTCCAAAATTTGGTGTTGCAGGAAATTTATTACAATTTGATGGAATAATTAGCGACAATTTAGAATTTGATTCTATCATCTCTAGCTATCCAGTTGAATCTGGTATAAATATAGCAGAAAGTAAAGTTATACTTCCAACTCAATGGAGTGTTATTGGTGCAGTATCAAACAACCCATTAGGCATATCTGCTACAGATTTTACTGGTGTTTTATCGTCTTTAATACCTGACAATAGTGTTATATCGGAGTTAACAGGTCTATCAGCAGGCTTTTTAGCAGGTTCTGATGCAACTAGATCAAGTGCTGCTTTATCAGCTTTAATTGCGCTAAGAAATCAAGAAACTAATCTAACAGTTTTTTGTGGCGATATTACTTTACATAATATGACAATAACTAAAATAACGAGACTTAAAAATAAAGAAAATGAAAACTGTTTAATATTTCAAGCAGATTTAATTGAATTTATTGATGTGGGTGACATTATTGATAAGCAAAACACTAAGTCAAGAGATGACGATAACGCTGCAATTCAAGCAGCTAATAAAAAGTTTAATGGTGATACAACAGGCTTTTTTTCAAATCCATTTCAAGATGGTTTTATTAACAGCGGTGTTGGGAGGTTGTTATGAGTAATATTGTTATACCTTTGTTTGGTGGTAAAGATAATGCACACCAAGAGTTTAATATACTTTTGGGAAAAAATAACTGCATATTTGAACTTAATTATAATCTTAATTGTGATGCTTGGTTCTTAAATATTAAGGTTAGCAAGGAGTATATAGTCATTGGAGCAGTATTGAGAATTAATTCAGATATGTTGCTCAAGTACTCTATTAAAGACACGTTTGGAAGCCTTGTGTGCGTTAATAAAGATCCCACCATAGATAACATAGGTATTGATTGTAATTTAATCTGGATACCGCCAAATGAAAACTAAATACTTTAAACTAAAAATTGATACAGAATCTAAAAAAGATAGTAATAAGGTTGTTAGCTATAATCATTTTATCGAAATATCTGGAAACAAACAGTTAAGAGTTGTATTCAATATACTGAAAGATTTTGATAATTCAATATCTTATGCCGACATTAAAATATACGGTCTTAAAAAAGATACAGTCAATAAATACTTACATCGTGATGCAGCCATTGAGGTAGTTGCTGGATACCAAATTTTTAGTGGCGAAGATATTGATAATGAATATAGTTCAATATTTACTGGAAGAATTACTAACGCGTTCATTACTGGTCTAGTACCTAATACATACATGCAACTATATGCCATATCAGGAAGTCAGAATAGAAAAATAATAAACAAAAATATTCCAGCAAATGATACTGTTTTAGATATTGTAAAAGCATGCTCTGGAGCAATGGGGTATTCGGCACATGTAGAAAGTAATAAGCCCATAGACTGGCTAGTATTAACGAAAGGATATAAGCTAACTGGCGATCCTGAAAAAATACTAAATACATTATCAAAAACATATAATTTTAATTGGATTAATGATGGTGGTAAAATAATTATTACCAGCAATAGTTCGTATCGAGAATTAAACAATAAATATATAAATTGGAAAAATGGGCTAGTATCTACACCGCAAGCCAGTGAATTAGGTATCAATATAATTTTAAATTTAATAAATTTTGTTAAAATTGGTGATAAAATAAAAATAGAATCTGAATTTCAGAATTACAGTTATAGTTCATTATATTTTGAAAAAATAACTAAAAAATCAGAGGTTATTGCTAGAAAAATACAATATGTTGGCGACAATTACAGTCGAATGACAATGTGGCATCAGGAGATTTTAGGATATTATGAGTAACATAAATGATTTAACTTATTTACTAAATATACATGCAGAAGAAATAAAAAAAGAGATTAATACTTGTATACCCGCAGCAGTAATAAGCTTTGATAAAGATAGTCAATTAGCATCATTACAAATCGGTATTAATATGGTTGATAATCAAGACAACCAATATAAGCATGCTCCTATTATTGCATGCCCTGTTTTTTTTGTGGGAAACTCTAATTATATAATTGAACATGAAATAAATGAAGGTGATGAGGGTATTTTAGTGTTTTCGCAAAGATGTATGGATGATTGGGTTGCTGATGGTGGTGCGGTTAATCAAGATGTTATAAGGTTTCATAATATTAATGATGCAATGTTTATACCTGGTATAAGATCACAAAAAAATAAAATTGAAAACTTTGAGAATAATGGTATTAAATTAAGGGATAAAGATAACTCTAATTTTGTTTGGTTGAGAAATGATGGCACAATTATTATAAAAACAAATAAATTGATCGTAGATGGTGATATAATTAATAATGGAATCAATGTAACGCAACATGATCATGGTCAAGCTAACGATAGTGGTGGTAATACAGAACAAGATACAGGTAAAATGAAATGATAACACGAGCGTTAGATACCAATGGTGATATTGTAACTTCTGGAAAACAGTTTATCGAAGATGTTGAAGCAACGGCTCAAACAATTAAGACTAATTTGAAATTATTTACTGGAGAGTATTTTCGAGACATAAGTATCGGCTTACCTTTTTTTGAAAAAATAGCGGTTAAAAATTACTCATCAAGTAATGAATCCGAGAAAGAAAATATTATAAAAACTATTATTATTAATACTAACGGGGTTAAAAAGATACTCACATTCAGTTCTAACTTTGATTTAAAAGCTAGAATTTTATTGATTGACGTGGATGTTTTAACTAATTTTCAAAATGTTATAAATATAAGCGAACCAGTTAGTTATGCCAATTAATATAAAAACACAAAATGAAATATTTGAAGAATTAAAGCAAAAATATAAAGATATTGACGCAGAATGGGATTTATCAGAAAGTAGTTTTGATGCTTTATTAATTGCCGCTTTTTCAGAATCTTTAGGTAATGCTTATGAATTAGTGCAAAAAGCATATATAAGCAAAGACCCTAATTCAGCAGATGGACAAGAGCTAAGAGATATTGCTTATATTTCTGGAATAAAAGAAAAAGAAGAAGAAACAGTATCTAATCTCAGACTAAGAAGAAATGAAAGTGTTGCACTACCGAGTGATAATCAAGTTGACTCCTTAAGAGCTGCCATATCAAATATAGAAGGTGTCACACATACTAAAGTTTTTGAAAATTTTGAGAATATTGCAGATACAAATGGATTACCTCCTCACAGTATTTCATTATTATGTAGTGGTGCTAATGAAGAGGATATTGCCTTAGCTTACTACTACAAGAAGTCTCCTGGAGTAAAAATGCACGCAATTAATACTCCCATATCTGTTGAGGTTATATCACCAACATTCCCAGATACTAAATTAGATATCGTATTTTCTAGACCAGTGTTAATTGAAGTTAAAATAGATTTAAAAATTAAAAAGGTTGATAACTTACCAAGCGATATCTCTGATAAAATTAAAAAAAGCATTTTGTCTTATGCCGCTGGTGATTTTATTGATGATAACAATAATTTTAACCATAAAGGTTTTACGATTGGTGATATAGTCGCCATAAGCAGACTATATACACCAATTAATGCTGTTATCGGACAGTATAATACATACATTGAAGAGCTTAAGATAAATGATGTCACTGTCAATTTAGATATACTTTTTAATCAGCTGGCGGACTTTAAAGAAGATAATATAACGGTGGCCATAGATGATTAAAGTAACAATTTTGGATAGACTTTATTCACAATATAAAAATAAGCCTAAAATTGCAAAACTAATTAAAGCTTATCAAGACGTGTTTGAAGATATAGATAAGCAAGCTAATTATGTTATTAACTCATACAATATTGATAATGCAGATAGTGATCAGTTAGACGTTATAGGTGATATAGTCGGGGTAAGTAGAGGGTATACTTCTGGAATTACTTATGTTGGGTCTAGTTTTGGTGGGTTCGAGGGTGTTACTGTTACAAGTCAATTCGGAGGGATGCAATTTACTGGTGCAGGTTATATAATACAGCCAAATACTTCTAATATAATATACAGATCACTTATACAAGCAAAAATAATAAAAAACAACTATAATGCCACAATAGAAGATATTTTGCGGGGTTTAGAATTAATTACTGGACATAATAATATTGAATTAATTGATAATGAAGACATGTCATTTTCTATCAATTTTAATTTTAAACTAAATCCTTTACAAATACTCATATTAGAAGTTTTTGGTAAAAAGATAATACAAAGACCGCAAGGAGTTAGATTTGACGGCTATATTGATAATCTAGAAATTACATCTTTCGGTAACGGGCAGTTTGGATCTACACTATCTTACTTTGGAATAGGAATAATATAGCAACATATCAATACGACAATGCAACACTATAATAACAAGGAATAATAATGGCTACTAAAATTTTTAATAAATACTCACCTAGGGCAAATGCTCCAGATACGGATTATCCATATGGTTCAATAAAAAATGAAACAGTTGCTGGAGCAAATGACGGAACTCCCTTAGATCAAGCGTGGGCTAATGATTATGAGGGCTATACACAAGCTTTATTAGCACAAGGAAACGTGGTTCCTAGTGGGGATCCTGACACGGTTTTGGTATCAGATAGAATGATTGCACTTAATAACATAATTTCTAAGGCGGCACTCACGTCGTTAAATATAATATACCCAATAGGAAGTACAAAAGAATTTTACTCTGCAACTGATCCTAATCCAAATACATTGAGTGGTTACAATGAATTTACATGGGTGAGGGTGGCTGATGGGCTGGTTTGTATAACAGTAGATGCTAGTAGAATGGGAACTACCGCGGGAACTCAAGCAAGCGTCAATGACTCTGTAGGTGATACAACTCTTACAGTAGCACAACTACCTGAGCATACACACAGTTATGCAGGTGGTTTTGAAAATGTAGCAAATAGTCCAGGTACTAAAGTTTTAACTGCATCTGGCACTTCATATACAACTCCAAGTGGTGGAGGATTACCACATACACACGCATTAGATTTACAAACAGCATACTATTCGAAATGGGTAAGAACAGCTTAATAACAAAATAAATTTAATAATTAATATAACAGTATATAAAATAATAAATGAATATTTAACATTACAATAAGGAGTTAATATGTCATGGGAAATTAACGGAATTGGTTCTGGAGATGGAGTTGTATTACCACCATTTTATGCTATTCTTGATTTTTATTCTAAATTATTAGATAGTGATGTGAATATAGTATATTCTGGAAGTGAAAAGTATGATTTGTCAGAATTAGATATCTCCATAACAGATTGTAAAATAGGTGACGTTATAGAAGTTAATACCTCCATATCTATTGACTATATCGACTATAATGATATAGGTGATATAGTCAATATAATATATGGTTTTAATGGCGGCACTAAAATTAATTCGGTAACATCATCTTATATTTCGGGCGGAGATAATTCTAGTGAGATCGGGCATGGGAACCTTTACACGCCATTTTTAGTTACTGCAGATGGAACTTGTAATATATCAGTAGTAATAACACTTGTTAATAAGAGTAGCAAGGTTTGCAAAGCAAATTCAAGTGGTATATTAATTAAAAAACTAAGAAAAATAATATAATATGCAGGTGTATAATGAAAATAATTAGTATAATTATATTATCATTATTTTTGTCATCTTATCTATCCTATTTTATTTTGTTTTATATTATCTAATTCATTAATATGAATATGGTTAGTTATTAACTTTCTCATACTTTTTCTGTCTTTTACTTCTCTACAGTACAAATTAGCATCATCACTATCAGTAATTAACTTTCTAATATTTTTTCTATCTTTTACTTCTTTACAGTACAAATAAGCTTCAAAACTATTAGTTATTAACTTTCTCATACTTTTTATATCTTTTACTGCTCTACAGTACAAATAAGCTTCAAAACTAGTAGTTATTAACTGTCTCGTACCTTTTATATCTTTTACTTCTCTACAGTACAAATAAGCATATACACTATTTGGGTTTATATTCGAAGGCATTTGTGCTACTGTAAGACTGTGTGTATGCGGATAATCCGTATCTGGAGCATTCAAGCTTGTCATTATTTTTGTCATTTTATCTATCCTATTTTTATAAAAGTATGTATAACTTTTCTAATATTATTTAAAGAAGTTTCTTTTATTAATTTACCATTTTTATAGACAATTTTAAGCATATTACCTGATAATTGTTCTTTCTCAAAACTAACATCTTGCTCTAATTCAAAATTTTTATTTACAAAAAACAAACCTTTAGATGACTTTTTATTGCTATCTGTTTTAGGGTGTTTAAAAATAGATTTTCTTATGCCCTTCTTTATGATACTTGTTGCTTTGACAGCACTGCCATGAGTATCTCTAGTTACATATTGATATGTATAACTTCCTATTCCTAATACCACATTCGAGCTAGCAAAACCTTTTTTCTCAAGTTTAGATAATATTTCATCTTGTCTATCAAGTGTTATGCTATCACCATAAATAAGACCTATACTGGCAGAAAGTACTTTATAACCCTTATCATTGATTGTACCACCAAATATATCCCATAACACCTCTACAGATCCTTTATCTTTTCTATAACCACAAATAATGTCTACAGGATCACCGCTATCAGGTCTAATAACAACTTTAATATCTTGATATTCTATTAAGTTTTTAAGTTTTGGCAGAGTATTAAGTAATAAACCCCAATAATCCCATGTATCGGATACTAAACTAAGAATTTGACCTTTTGGTGTTTGTTCAATAAGTGTTTTAAAGAACTCATACTCACCCTCATCTTGCCAAGAACAAGTTACACTATGTTCTGTAGCATTGACACTTGCACCAACTAAACTATTTTCCAAATCTGCATTATAATATTGCTCTGCAAATATAACTGCTGGTATAGAATCAGTACCTACAAGGCCACTACACAAATGACCAAATCCACTTAATGCTGATGCTTCCATTCCAAACATTCCACGATATGAAAAATCATGTCCTTGAAATGGTACTGATAAATCATTCGCACAAGTTTTATTGGAATACTCTAAAAACTTTTTTAAATAAGCCATTGATGTTGTGGCAGAAGTAGAAACACCCCATATACAAGCACTTAGTTGTGTTTCAATCATATTTGGCAACCAACCAAAACCATCAATAGTATTCCTAATAGTAAGATTAGGCACTTGATATGGGACTAATGTACCTTCTTCTAGTGCTTTAATTTCTAATGGTAAATAACCCAAATCATGCAACTTAGCAAGATATTCAACATCAACATCAAAACCTAGAATAGCAGATACAACTCTTTTATGTTCCGCAATAACTTGTTCTTTTTTTGTATTAAAAAATTCACCCCAAGCATCTTGTAAATAAGATTTTATAAAATATTGCAAACCAACAAACACAACTCCATCCAAACCAGTGTTTGAATACCTCCCACTTCTATTAGTAAAATTAATATAAACTTCACTAACAT